TAACGTTATTGGTCATTACCCACCCGCCAATGCTCGCATAAACGCATTCATCTGAGTTGTAGCAGCACGCTGACTAGCAGCTCTCTCAGCTGCCCGGCTACGCTCTTCAGTACCAGAACGTTGCCCAGCAATCTCCGTCTGCAAATCTTCGCCAAAACGTGATTTTGACAGGTTCATTGCATCAAGCTGATCGTTAAGACGGCCCTGAAATTCACCAAAAGTTTGCCCAAAGTCACTAGAGCGCAAAGTACCTCGGGCAGCGAACTCGTCGCGCAAACCACGTGTACCACGAGCTGCGGAACTGTAAGGATCAAATTGTCCTTCGAGGTCCCATAGACCCATTTTCTGTGGTTCTGTCGAGGCAGACATTCTTGAAGCCATTTGGGGTTCTGGTGTTGCTAAGACGTCACCGAAACCTGTTTCGCCCGCAGGACGGTAACCCATTTGTTGTACACCTGTGCGGAAGTCTTGTCCGTAACGGTCAGCTCTCTGCTGGGCACCTGTTTCGTAGTCTTGTAGTGCTTTGTTGAGTGACGCAATTTGTGCGTTGTATTCTGGGTCTTTCCAGTCGGTAGCGAAATCACCGAGTTGTGGCCTAGAAATTGGTGTAGGTGTGGGGGTAGGGTCAGGAGTAGGGTCAGTGTCCAGGTCAGGGTTGAATCTTGCCTTAGCCCCAGCACCAAAACCTTCACCGCCTTGACCCTTCTGACTCCCAGCCACGCCGGGGAGGTAAGAAACAGTCGCAGGAGGTTTAACCGGAGCTAAAACTTCTACGCTTCCTTTTCCCACATATCTAGGCATTAACGATCACCTCGCAAATACCGCATAAACATATCAAAAGGATTAGTACCACCAAACACCGCGTCATTAATGTCATCAGCAGGTTTATTGTAAGGAGCAATCTGATCAGGCGTCATGTTAGGAATATCAGAAACCCTGGGCTCCTGCGGAGTACGAGTCTGCATAGGAGGCTCACCAGAAAACCCACCCATTTGTAACTGCTCCATCAAAGCACGTATCCGAGCCTGCTCAGGAGTCATCTGCTGAGGAGAAGGAATACTACCGCCAAAACGGGGCCTACGAGCAACATCGCCAGGAGGCATAGGCTTAGGCGGGCGAGGAGGCGTGGGAAGGTCCCCAGGCCTAGGCGCTTTTTTAGGGCCAGCCTTAGGCCGGGAAGCGGACATCATTTTACCGGGCATAACTAACTCCTAAGAAGATGCCTTACCAGGCATAGACGACAAACGGTTCATCATCGCACGTTCACGGGCTTTCTTCTTCATATCTTCGTTATCGTAATTACTTTTTTGAGGGGCCAAACGATTGCCCATAGTTGACTTATCTCGGTACATTATCCAATTCTCCTCATCAAAGCATCTTTTCGTGCAGCAGCTTTGTTGTCCCGCATTGTGTAACCCGCCCTATCAGTAACCTTACCAACAGTTGGCATAGGACGTCCACTCCCATAATGCTTCTTTCCAGCAGCATACGGGTTGAAACCACCACCGCCTTGAGCGGGTTGACTAAACTGAAGCCTGACTTGGTTCATTACGAAATTTCCTTAGAAACAGTTTGCTTGGGATTAACATACGTCATCAATGAAAACAGTCTAACAGGTGCAGTAGAAGTAGATCCGTCTGTTTGAAACTTTACACGAAAATAAATTTGCCTAAACCGTAAAGACTTCAAAAACTTGATAAACGTTCTCGTTAAAGAGTTACCCGCCACACTAATATCTGTTTGTGTCGAAGGTGCCTCAGTTTGCGGTTGGCCCCACGTAAAGTCACGCAAAGAACCCCAATCACCGCCGTCATAAAGATCCTGCCACGACACAGCAAACGAATATGTTACAGGGTAAGCAGTACCCTCAACGTTGCCTCGGAATGTTGCGTCCAAGCCCCACCAAAACAAACGCTTGTAAATAGAACTTGCCTGGTAATTAAAGTTTTTAGTTTCGACAACACATTCCATGTCCTCCGCCGCCGTACCCACAGCATCCGTAATGAACAAAGTAGGTGTTATACGCGACCCTCCCGAAGCAACAGCTGCAGAACTATGTGTTATTGCAACAGGTACTTCTTCGTTACCTGACTCGCGGCGCACAACCTTGCCGACAGCCCCAAACTCAGTAGACTTCCACGTAGTCCAAGTCCTAGTTCGCAAACTATAAACATACGTTGTGTCGTAAAAACTAAAAATAAGTCTTCGGTTAAACTCCGACACAGCAAACGGCAAATAAATACCTGACGTAGTATTTGAGCGAAAAGGAACTTTTACGTTAATTTGCGAAGCACGATTATTTGTAAACTCGTAAGCTTTGTCCTCGTGCATAAAATAAATTTCGCTCTCAAACTGGTCAAGAGCTTCCTTAGAGTTCAAACCCACATTAGGAACAATCAAAGAAACAACAGCAGCCGCCGGGTCCGAAGTATATTGCAAACCATAAATAGAGTTCACCCGAAAAATAAGCAAAGTATTAAAGTACACGGAAAGCTGAACAATGTTCTGCCCATCCCCGGTACCAATATCCACAAAATCGTTAGTTGCCTGCCACAAAGAAGGATCCGCAAGTGTCCGAGATCGGTACAGCCGAGTACCCTGGTTTGTGCTGTCCTTACCCTCAGAAATCCACAAACGCCCCTTAAACGTCACAATGGACTCTCCCAAAGGCATGTTGTTATCTGCAACAAAACCACCGCTAGGGTCCCAATAACCACCAGGCGTCAAACTACCCACAGGGGCCGTAATCCAAGCCTGGTCGTCATACTGCACCATTGCAGCACCAGAAAAAGTGCTAGTAATAAGAGTCCACGTGTTGCCGTCAAAATAATATGTAGAGTTTTTACCGTCACTTGCCAGCAAATACGAGGTACCCGAAGCCGTGTAATAGTAACCCAAAATATTAATATTGCCTGTCGCGCCCAAAGGAAAATCAACACCCAAATCTTCAATAGGTGGGCGCGATTTCAAAGAACCATCAAGATCCAACTCAAAATTTTCACAAACAGTAAGTTCGTTATCAGCAATAGAAGTAGGGTCGCTGAAAGTATTAAGGCCACCAATAAAAGGCCCTACCTGTATAGGCGCTCCTGGCATAGCTTCCCCTAAATGAGCTCGTAAACGGTGCCTTTTTCGTAGGTCATGGTTTGACCCAACATTTCACTCTGCCCGCGTTCCGCAATACTGTTAGCAAACTCGGCCTGCTTCGCAGCCATCATCTCCGGGTTCTCGTCCATCTCATAAGCCCGCATCAAAACATAATTCACAACATCAGTAAAACAATCGTCAGGAACCGACAACACATCCGTAACAGTAGTCGTCACATCAGTAGGCTTCGCAAAATAACGAATCGTCATCGTATAATCTTTATCCGGTTTAGGCCACAACGTAATATCCCCAGCCCACGTGTACCAAAACTGTGGGGCACCCGTTTCCGTAAACTCAGGATCAGCCAAAGAAATACTCTCCTCAGCCTGAGCAATATTGATGTTACCAATCCTGCGACCATTCAAAGACAAACTAGCCACATCATTAATCAACGGAGTAACTCCCGCAAGGCTATACGTGTACGTACCAGCAGTAATAGGGATAGTTGCCACAGATGGAATAACCCCGGCGGCTTCCGCAATTTCGTTTTGTGCGTCGTTAATCCAACGAACAATGTCGTCGTTGGTTAGCTGAACACCAGATTCGTCACCGAAAGCACGTTTTACGTAGTCGTAAATTTGACCAACAGTTTTAGTGGGGTTAGTGTAGCTCATCGCTCAAACTTCTTTCCGTTGTGGGACATTGTGTGCTTCTTGTCCCGTCCACCGGAAGCCAAAAATTCGATATGTTCGATTCTATCTTCTATTTCGTCTTCTTGCTTTTTTGCTTCCATTAATTTTTTGGCGTTTTCTTCAGATTCGATGCGGCGCAAAACGTTTTCGGTGCCGTGTCGTACTGTGTCGCCATCAAACAACCAAGCAATAATTTTGTGTGGCTCCTTCATATCCTCAGGCGACAGGAAACGCACGATATATTCTGGCATATTGTCCGGTTTATCGAGGATAGCCCAAGGCTTTTTCTTTTCCTCTGGGTCGGTACGGTTCTTTTCAGGGATGTAAACCAGCGAATATGTGGGCTTCAGGTCCTGCAAAATCTGGGCCATGTGCACATGGTCTTCGCTGATGAACTCTCCAAGATCAGAGTTCCATACTTGTGGGGACTGTCCTAGTGTAATAGTCATGGAGCTAGTTTAGCTTATTCGCCAGCTAAAGTACCCCAAGTCACCCCATCAGCGGGGATACCGGCATCACCGTTAACCCAAGTGCTGGAACTAGATTCGTACACAAGTGCTTGACCGTTGGTAGGAGTAGTAATGTCTGCCGACAGAATCTCCTTACCCGCGTTGTCAGAATAAAAGCGGTGCTCATAGTCTGCAAGGCTGAGGCCTTCAGGAAGTTCTGAGGCTGCTTGGTAAAAAACAAGTTTGTTTTCCAT